ATGAACGCCCCGCACATCACCCGCCGCTCGCTTGCCGTTATCGACGCGCTGGCCTGGCCCGCCATGGCGCTGGGCGCCGTTGTCCATTCGGTGGGGCTCAACGGCCCCCTACTGCTGGCGGCAGGCATCTGGACGCTGCTGCGGCTCAACGCGGCTCTGGAAAATCGCCGGCTCTCGTACCGGCTGGCATTCCCAGTGCTGGGCTTCCTGTGGGTCGTGCCGGCGCACGAGTTCGGCGGCGGCCCCTACCGCTTCACCACGCTACGTCTGCTGTGGTGGATCGCCTGCGGTGCCATCATCTACGCGGTATTCGGCGTGGCCTACCTGATCCTCGGCCGCTGAGGCGGGCCGGCACCAAACACAAGGGCGCCCTGCGGCGCCCTTTTTCATGTCCAAAATTTCCTCACCTAAGCGGCGAAGGTTGCCGCTTATGGGATGCGTGCGCTACGGGTTGGCCGTGACCTGGCCGCCGCTTACCCACGCCTCGATGCCGCCGAAAACCACAGCCTCGTTGCTGGTGTCGTTGGCATAGCGGAAGGTAAACGTGCCCGACTTCTGCGCGTAAGCCGGCCCCTTGGCCGGATTCACGAAGGCATCGACGTGATCCGATCCGCGGCCACTGCCGGCCTGACCCCAGGTAACGTAGGCCATGCTGCCGGCGGAGCCAGGGGCCTTGGCGTTCGTATTCGCCCACGCAGTCACGACATAGCTGCCCGAGCACTCGACGGCGCTGTACGGTCCGAGCTTGATGTCGGGGTAGTCGCGGGCCTTGAACTCGAAGGCGTCGTAGAAGCGGTCAGGCGCCGTGATGGCGCTCGCCGTCATCATGCCGGCGTTCCCCGTGCGGTCAGCCACCACCTGGGCCGTGCCCGAGGCTGCACGCTTGGAAATGTTGAGGTATGGCGACGCCATGCGAGGCCCGCTCTTGCTGTTGAAGTACGACTCCTGGCCCTCCTGCCCGATCACCTTCCCCTGCACGCCGAAGTGCTCGCCGGCCAGGAACGTCGCGTAGGGCGCGAGCCCATCGTCCATCTTCAGGTCCACGGTGACGCACTTCACGCCCGTAACCGTTGCGGTTGCGCCGAATGGTGAGCCGGCAAGCACTGGCCCCACTGCTGCAGTGAGCGCCAGCGCCAGGAATATCTTCATGGTCGTCTCCAAGGGGTTGTTGGAGTGATCAGCGTGGATGCAAATGGTCCTTTTGGGGAATCACCCTCCTGGGTGGCCTGGGGGAAAATCACACAGCGAGGCCAGGCGGTCACGAACCACTCGACAGGCCGGGCCGGCGGTTGCCAGCCGCGCCGGGCCTCGCACTCCTACAATGCCACCCGTGAGGCGCGCTCGGAGGACAAGTCCGGCGCGGCCAGCGCGGCAACCCCGCGCTGGGGCGTGATGGCCAGGGCGAAAGCCCGCCGCGTGCGCCGCCCGATTCGCGCATTGGGTGCGCGCCTCACAACCCGCACAAAAAAGGCCACCTTTCAGTAGAGCGCCACGATGCCGCTGGCCGTGGTGCCCGTTGCCATCACCCGGTCGGGCCGCAAAGGCAATAGCGTTCCGGCCGGCACGCTCTGGAGCGTCACGGTTTGCGAGCCGTTGTTGATCGCCACGTTGCCGGCGCCGCCGATCCACAGCGCGCGAGGCTTCGCCTGCAGGTCCGTGTTGTCGTCGGGGGTGACGGCGAACCACTTGGTGGCCGGGCTGTCCAGGCCCGGGGCGTTGCCGATAAATGCGTCAGGTGCTGCCATCGCGTCCTCACTTCGTCTTTGGGGGAACGGGGTCGCCAACGTTGGGCTGGATGTTCTTTTCGCAGTGGTCGCGCTCGATGTAGTCGAGCAACCGGCATAGGACGCATGCCCACCGCCGGCCCTGCCGCTGCTGCTTGCCGGCGCGCGAGCTGATCAACTCGCCCAAGGCACCGTTGAACGCGACGTTGCCCAGCAGGTCAAACCCCTTGGCCAGGTCGAAAGCCTTGGCCGGGTTGCTCACCGCCGCCCACAGCATGCGGACGGCAGAAAAGGCGCCCAGCGGCATGCAGACCAACCACAGGGCCAGCATCGCCGCCCTCTTTTTCAGTGCTTCGCTCATTGCTTGGTTCCTCCAGTTGCACGCGCGATCAGCGCGGTTTTTTCAGACGAGCTCTTGGTGCTGCCGAAGTAGTACGCAATGACACCGCTCCACGCCGTTCCCAGCGAGCCCAGCATCACGAGCAGCGCGTCGCCGCCCTGTTCCGGCTTGCCGTTGACCAGCAGCCAGAACAGGGCGCCGAAGAATCCCACCGTGATCAGGAAAGCCAGCCAGCGCGGCGTGGCGCTGTCGCTGGTGCGGCTCTCGCGCTGGCGCGCGCTCTCGCGGTCGCCCGCGGCGATGCGTTCCAGGTCTACGTCCAGCTCGCGCATGCGAACTGCAAAGTTACGGTCAGCCTCGCGCAGCTTCACCAGCACCTCGGGGCCGCCGGCCAGCACTGCGGCCTGCACGGCGTCATCAGGGGCGTCCTCAGTGCCCAGCACGGCACCAGCAACGGCGCGCGTTGCCATGCCGGCCAGCGGCCCACCCAGGGCCGTAGCCAGCGTGGGTGCGACCGTGCCGACGATCTGCTTCCAGTCAAGGTCCATTTCAGGCCCCGCGCGCGTACTGCCACACACCGCCACGCATCTGCTCGGCCATGCGGTGCGCGCGTTCGGGCGTCTGCTGCGCCCACAGGCTCTTGAGCATGTTTACCGCGGCACCGGCATAGTCGCCACGCTGCACCAGCGCCAGCGTGTTCACGAAGCCCAGCAGGCCGTCCATACCGAGTTGGAAGCTCATGTTGAGCAGCACGCCCTGGCGCACCGGGTCCAGGCCCGGGAACCACGGCAGCCGTGCGGCCAGCCTTGTCTTGCGGTCCTCGATGTCGTTCTTGAGCAGAAAGTCGATTTCCACCGGGCGCAGGCCGGCGCCAGCCTTGCGCTTGTCCACGAGGCGCCCCACGCCGATGGTGTCGAAGCCCAGGTGGTCCTTATAGACGCACGGCTCCACGCCCTCATCACCCCGGAGCTGCCGGGTCAGGTTCGTATCTAGGTCCACGCCTAACCTCCAGCGGCCAGCCGATAGGCCGCCGCTCTGACGTCCGTTACCAGCAGCGTCATCCAAGCATGGAGTGCCGTGGCTTCACTGCCGGTCATTTCGCGCCGCTCTCCAGCAGACTCCCTGATCTCCTGAACGCGCACCGCGGGCGCGTAGTCCAGCCGAGCGACATGCTTGCAGTGGTAGCGGTCCGTGGCGTGCTTGGCATGCAGGCACAGGCCGGGCACGCATGGCAGCGAAGGCATCTCCAGTCGCATGCCCTCGTGTTGGATGACACACAGGCGTCCGTCCCACAGCACGCGGGTTGGGATTGGGGGAAGGTCCATGTCCACAGCTACCTCTCCTTGGCCGGTACGGGGGTGAGGTCGAAAGGAACCTCAAAGGCCACGCGCACCGGCCACAGCTTGTGGACCGGGTTGCAGACGTAGCTCAAGGCGTTGCCGTATCGCGCCTCGCCCGGTGCCGCGTCGTCGGGCATCTGCAAGAGGATTCGGTTCTCGTCGCGTGTGGTGGCATGCAGCTCGGCAATGGCGTGCGCGTCCAGGCCGATCTGAGGCAGGTAGAAGCGAAATCCGCGGCCATCAACGATGTACCGCGTGATCTGTACGTCGCAGGCTTGGCGCATGTCGCGCTCGACGGAGAGCGTGATGCGCAGTGGGCCTCCTGGGTGGACGGGGCGCTCGACGGCATAGCCGACGAGTCGGATCGGAGGTTCTCGGTCGAAAGCCCATACCAGGACTTGCCCAAGGCAAAGCACCAGCATGCTGGTTGCAAACCACCGCAGGCGATACAGCATGTCCGTCGCGTGTCCCATTCGGTCAGCCTCCTTTGCCGAGTGAGCGCACGATCTTTGCGAGCGTGTCCCACCCGATGGTTACGCCGCCAACCACAGCGGCAATCCACACAGCCCATGTGCGCGCTGTAGACCACAGCCACGTCACGCGCCTATCTCGCTCCAGCAGATCACGCAGCGCCTGGACCTCCTCGTCCGTGAGCGCTGTCTTGTTCTGTCGATTCGGCATTGCGCCTCCTTGGAAAACATCAGCCCGCGGCGGCGCAGGACGAGCGCGGCTATGCCGCAGCCTCGGCCGCTTTTTCATCAGGCGATTGCGGCCAGTTGAAGCTCAATGGGAAGCCAGGAAGGTCGGTCAGATCGCGCAACTGCTGCCGGTAATCGGCCCAAGCGGCGCGCAGCTCATCACTGATGTCGTAGTCGGGAACCTGGGTGTAGTCCGAGGCCGCCAGCAGCCGGTTGCGTTTGTCAACAGCCAGAAAGGCGTGAATTTCCGGCGGCATGGGGGATATGTTGAAGCCGCCTTCGTCGTTGGGCACGAATTTCATACCCGCCTCAAACTGCTCCATCTGCTCGGGCGTGATTTCTCGCCACTCGTCGTCGCCTGTGATTCCCGCGCGCGACTCCAGAGCGAAAGCGCGGCCGACCACTGCACCATTCTTGATGCAGAGAAACTGCTTAAATTCTTCCATTATTTCCCCAACGGTTGATAGAACAACTTCGGCACGAATGCCGTCGCTTATTCATCAGCCACTACCGCCGCCGTCGCCAGGGACCGGGCTATAAACCGCGTCGCGGTAAATGATGAGCGTGCCGCCGCCGTCCTCCAGGCCCCTCACAGTGAACGTGTAGTAGTTAAGCGGCAGACCCACTGGAGAGAACGTGTCGCGGTGCTCAATGGCTCCGAAGAAGTTGCTGATAACCCACGATTGCGGCGCGTAGCCCACGTCATTGGCGAACGAGCTCACGTTGACCGGGCGGCCAGAAACGCCTGTCCAGGGGACCGCGCTGGCCAGATCAGCTATGCCTGCGGTGTCGGCGCGGTTGACGCTGAAGTTGTCTGGGTTCCACGGGTAGAAGTCCACGCCGTTGTTGGAGCCAAGCAACCACGATGGCTGGCCGGATTGACCACTCCAGTTCAGGTTCCAGGCAGAACCGTCCGCTCGGCGCGGGAAGGCCCGGCCGTTGGTGGTGATGAACCCCACATCGTTGGCCAGGTCCGACAGCGCGTCTGGGCGTCCAGATACCCCGGTCCACGGCACGGCTGCAGCGGTGCCGGCGATGTTGATAGGCCATGTGCCAGAAGCACCTGCCCCCGTAGGCCCGGGTGGCGTGTAGCCCAGTGCCGTCGCAATCTGCGTGCGCGTCAGCGTCGTGACAGTGGCGGCATTGCCGGTGATGCTGATCGGCCAAACGCCCGTTGCGCCGGTGCCGTTCGGGCGCGGCGGCGTGTAGCCGAGGGCAGTAATTACGTGCTCATCGGTCAGCCCCGTGATAGATGGCAGAACGCTGATTTGCCACGAAGTAAATGTCCCGGTGCCCGTGACGTTCGTGATCAGGATGGTCATCGTCGTGCCGCTGTAGCTCGTGACGGTGCCGCTCATAAAGTGAGTGGCATCGTTCCAGAGCTGCAGGATCATCCCGGCGTTCCAGTTCTTCTCGGCCGGCACAGAAACCGTCTTGAGTCCAACGGTCAGCGCGAGGCTTGAAATACTGGAGCCCGTGTACGTCGGGCTGTTGACAGATGCCGCAGCGTTGATTGCCGCCTGCTGCGCCTGCTGCATGGCGGCATATGTGCTGGCCTCCAGGCTCATCATCTGCGTTGACACGGTGTTGATTTCCGTGCCCAGGTTCGGCAGGGCGCCAAGGAAAGCGTTCGCCTCGGGGACGAACGTGCCGGGCCGGTCGCGCGATGGCGCAGTCGGCAAGGGAGTGATTGGCATGATTTGCGTGAGTCCTGGGGGTATGAGGGGAGGCGGCGGCGGGGGCGGTGGAGGTGGTGGTGGGGGAGGCGGGGGCGGGGGCGGGGGCTCGCCAGCCGGCGGTGGGGGCGGCGGCGGTGGAGGCGGTGGCGGCAGCGGTGGCTGCTCGCCGCCCAACTCCAAGGCGCCGACTTCTTTGGTTCCGCTCATTCGGGCTCCAAGCGGGCATGAAAAAAGCCGCCCGAAGGCGGCTTGCGTGTTGTTGCGTCAGGGACTAGATCAGCCCTTCAAGCTCCAGCGTGAGATAGCTAAAGTCGATGTATTCCACGGTGACCTCCGCACGCCTGGCCAGGCCATAGATGCGCAGCCAGTCCAAACGCTTGTCACCGATGTAGAGGACAGGACGCGCCCGAACGCTCACGAGCTCGCTGAGGATGTCGTCCACCGACGAGGTAGGGACCACCACCTGCAGCGATGCCTTCTTCGCCCAAGCGCGCTCCACAAAGTCCGTGACGCCGAAGGCGTTGGTTTCCTTGAGGCTGTAGTCGCTGAAGCTCAGTTGAGGTCTGGCCTGTGTCTCGCCGAGCGGGTATATGGTCCCCAGCAGCATGGCCCCGCACTCGACCGCTGATTCGTGCGTCAGCGTCACGGTGAGTGTGGCGTCGGCGTACATGGGGATGTTCTCAATTACCATGCTTCGTGCGCGGCCGACAGGAGCAGTGAAGTACTGATACCAGTCCGTAATGGCCTTGCCGCCAGCTTCAAAGCTGACGGTTTTGAGGAAGACAGTGGTGGTGTCATTCACCAGCCGGATCACCGCGCTGGCCGCCTGTGTTTCAAGAAAAGCCAGCGCGTCGATCAAGCCAGCCTGCATGACCACCGTGAGCGTGGCCCCGGTCTTCGTCAGCGTGCCTACGGCGCGGTCGAACATGGCCCATCGGTTTGACGGGCCTGTGTTGGTCCACTTATCGGGCGACGTGGAAGGGGTGTTCCCAACGTTGCCATCCGCCGCCGATTCATAGACACGGTGCTGGTACAGCACCTTGGCGCCGGCCGCGTAAGTGGTGCCCGCGTTGTAAGCGGCGGCGTCTGTTTCCGCGACGGTGGAGCTGGTCAGTTCCGCGTCCGTGACGGTCAGGGGGCGAAGGAGCTTCATGCCGAGGCGTCCGTGGTGTTGAGGGGCCTGGCGCCCTGGGCAGCCTCATCCAGCACCCGCGCAGAAATGCCGGTGTTGTCGATGATCTTGGCGTGGCCAGTGCGCATATCAAGGCGCAACTTTTCGACAGCGGACTGCAGCGTGCGTAGCGCCACCTCCATGCCGCCGCCGGCCAGGAAGCGTGCCGTCTGCTCGGCGTTGAAGATGCGGCTCGGGCCGGTCACTTCCAACTCGGGGCCGTTCTCGCCTACCAGCCGCACACCGCCGCCGAACAGGCCGCCAGAGGCAAAGGCCGGAACATCGACGCCCAGGCTCTGCAGCAAGCGCATCGTTGTTTCGAGGCTGGCCGCCGTAGCGGCCTGGATGCGTGCCAGATCGGCCGCCGTTCCGGCGCTGTTGTTTGCGGCATCCAGCAGCGCCTTGCTCAGTTCGGGCAGCTTCTTCGCCGCGTCTTGATCGCCTGCGCGGGCCTGTGCCGTGGCGGTGGCGAACTGCGCCTGCAGGTAGGCATAGCTGTTGTCCTGCGTGGCCCCAAGGCCCCTGATGCGCCGGATTTCATCGGCAATCGTGTCACCGACCGACTTCCAGGCATCGCGTAGCTTCTGCGCTTCTTCAGCGGCCTTGGCCGCGTCCTGCAGGGCATAGATTTGCTCCTGCAGTGCGCGGTTGGATGGGTCCAGCGCCGCTAGTTCCCGGCGCCGCAATTCGGCCGTGTTGCCCTGCAGTTCCAGTAGCTGCGTCTCCAGCCCCTTGCGCTGCTCGGCTACCTGGGCCGCCTTTTCCGTGGCCGACTGCTGGTCCTGCAGGTTGTAGATGAGCTGCTGGATAGCGCGATTGGCCGGGTCCAGGGCCTCAAGCTCGCGGCGGCGCAGTTCTGTGGTGTCACCCTGCAGTTGCAACAGGGTCGTTTCCAGCCCCGAACGCTGCTGCTGCACAGCCGCTGCCTGCTGGGCCGCTTCCTGCGCGTCCTGCAGCGTGTAGAGGTACTGCTGCAGTGCGCGGTTCGACGGATCAAGTTGATCTAGCTCGCGCCGGCGCAACTCGGTCTTGTTGCCCTCCAACTGCAGAATCTGCTGCTCGATGCCACGCCGCTCCTGCTGGAGTGCAGCAGCCTTCTGAGCCTGTTCTTGGGCGGCCTGCGCCGCAGCGTCCTGTATTTGCCCGAACACGGGCGCCAGCAGTATGAGCTGCTCATACATGCGCCGGCCTGCTTCGGTGTTTAGGTTCTGAGCCTCAACAAGAGACCGAAACTGCTCACGGCTGCTGGGTGCGGCCAGGCCTAGTTCGTCGAAGGCGTGGGCCAGGGAGCGCTGTGCTGCGCTGATCTTCTCGGCATCCGAGTAGATTGCATCAACATAGCTACCAGCGGCCGAAGCAAAGTTGCTGGCCCCGCCCATGTCGCGAGCCATGGCGATGAGTTGGCCTTGGGTGATGCCCAGTGTCACTCCCAACGTCTTGGACGCATCAACCAGTGCCTGTATTTCCTGCACCGCGGCCTGAATGGCATCAAGACTTGGTGCATCCCCGATGGACCGCAGCACCTCGTCGGCCCAGCCAGGCAGGTCGGCATTTACGAGCGCATCGCGCACCAGGCGGCCGGCGTCGTTGGCGAATTCCTCGAAACCCTTGGTGGCCGATTTGTTATAGCGCCCATCAGAGTTGATGAGCACCCGGCCGTCAGTACCACGCACCAGCAGTCCGCCGCGGCTCGGGTCGTCGTTGTCGGAGGCGAACTTGGCCGCGACCGTGGCTGTGCCGAGGCTGAAGGTGCGCAGGGCCGCGCCGATGGTGCCGGCGATGCTGGTCGTAAGTCCCTGGACAGCCTTGTCAACGTCTGCAGAGCGATCCGACCGATAGGCACCCCACTCCAGGCCGAAGCCCGGCGTATTGGAGAACGTGGCTGCGCGAGCGTCAGTGCCGTCCGTGTCTATGGTGTAGGCGCCGCCGCGGTGCGGCGTACCTCCACGGCCGAACACCTTGTATAGCGCATAAGCCGCTGCCAGGTACGGCGCAACAGCGCCAAGGCCCATCATGGCCCCAGACATGACACCGCCCATCGTCCCAGTGCCAATAAGAGAACCTGCGGCTGATAGAGCCCCCGTGAAGGTCGTTGCGCCAGTCATCCAGCCAGCGCCAGCGGACAACGCCCCCATCATGCCGCCAGCACCAAAGTAGCCGCCGAGGCTGCCAAGGTTGCCGATGAGACTGCCGGCATTGCCAGGACTGAATCCGCTGCCGCTGGAGCCGCCATTCATAATCCCATTGACCACCGTGGCCGCAGAGCCCGCGACGGGCTGCACGATGGCCTTGAGGACGGGCTGCAGCACCATGCTGCGGAACAGGCCGCGGATGTAGTCGGCACCGCTCTTGCCGCCGTTCATCAGCGCGTTCATCAGTGCCTGCTCGATCTGGTCAGAGGTCTTTTTCCACTCGTCCAGATACACCTTCTGCTGCACCTGCGCGATCTGCTTGGCGGCGTTGGCCTCAAGCTGCTTCTCAGCCTCGGGGCTGTACTTGTCGCCACGCCGCAGTTCCTGCAGGTCCTTCTCCAGCTTGAGCTGGATCTTCAGCGTTTCGACGGCGGTGCGGCGCTCCTCGTCGGAGCGGCCCAGCATCGAAATCTCAAGGTCAAGCAGCTTCTGCTCGTCGGCCAGTGCGTCCCGCTGATCGTAAAGAGTGTTCAGGTACTCGCGCCGGCTATCAGCCGCTTTTGTCGCAGCCTCTGTTTCTTCCTTCAGCGCATCTGCGAATTGCTGGGCAGCGTTGTCCTTGCCCAACTGCACCAGCCGCTCACGCACTACGGCCAGCTCTTTCTCACCCTTGAGCCGGCGCGTGGTCATCTGTTCCTCGATAACCGCGGCCTGGCGCTCCAGATTGCGGGCCTCCCCCTGGCTGTTCTCCTTGTTCTTGACGATGGCCGCTTGCTGCAGCAGCGAGTCGCGGCGCACCTGCATGGCCTGCAGGTCCAGGCGCATCTGCTCCTGAATCGCGTCCGTCTCGGACATATGGTTCATCTGACGCAGCGCCGCAGCCGCGTCCTGCGCCTGCTTGATGATCTCCAGCTTGATCTGCTCGGCCTGCCGTACCGTCTCAACCTCGGCGCGGTTTTCAGCGTTGAAGCCGGCGTTGCTGCCCTTGTTCTCCTTGAACTTCTCGCGGATTTCGGCAACGTCCTTCGGGATGCTGGCGAGGATTTGGTTGCGCAGTTCTTCCGTGATGGTAGGAGCGATCAGGGCGGCGTTGATCTTCGTGTAGTAGTCGCCAAGGGCCTTGTCCAGTTGAGCCTGCTTGCCCTTGTAGGTGTTCTGTGCATCAAGAGCGGCAGCGATGGCGTTCTCGCTTTTGACACGATCCGCAGAGCTTTGCGCGACCGACTGCCCCAGCTTGACCGTTTCATGAAGCCTGTCCACAAGCGCCTGCTGTGCGGCGATGGCACCCTGCACGAACTTGTCGCCTTGGCCCGTGGCCTGGGCCATCGTGTAGTCAAGGGCCTCCTTCAGCGTGCCGTTCTTGAACGGCGTGGGGCTGCGTAGTTCATCCAGCCGCCGCTGCGCATCCGACAGCGCATCCTCAATCGTGCCGTTGCGGCCCCAATTGATGATGAAGTCGATGGGCTTGCTGGCCGCCACCTTCAGGGCTTCCCACGCATGCTCGACATAGCTCATGTTCTTGGCGGCCTTATCCAGCCGCTCGTTGAGCGCGTCGAAAGTCTTGGTCAGCGCCTCCTGCGTGCGCCCCTGGTCCTCAAGCTCCTTGATCTGCTTCTGCTGCGCGGCAGAAAGGATGTGGTATTGCTTGTTGAGCTCCGCGGCGAACTTGGACGGGCTGTCGGCAGCGTCGGCAAACCGCTTGGCGATGGTGTCAGCGGACTCGCCGGTGACCTTGCTCAGTAGCTGGGTGGCCGTGGCGGCCTTGGTCAGCGCATCGCCGCTCAACTGCCCGCTGCTCACCAGCGTCTGCAGCGTGCTGCGCGCGCTGCCGATGGTGGTATTCGTGGACTCCGCGATGGAGCGGGCCATGGCGTTGAACTGCCCCTCGGTAATGCCAGCGGCATTGCCCGTGAGCGTGATGGATCGCGCAAAGGCAGCGCTTTCCTCTGCACCCTTCAGGTAGGCGGCACCCAGGCCGATGATGGCGCCCGACAGCAGCACCACAGGGTTCGTGAGTTGCGCCAGCAGGAACTGGCCAACGCCCTTGATCGCCTTGCCGACACCTCCGAACACGTCCGCGAGCTGGCCGCCCTGCTGTATCAGGATAGTCAGCGGCGCCTGCCCGCCCTGGAGCTGCGTGATGATGTCGGTCATCTGCGGGCCGATGAGCGCCATCTGCTGGTGCGCCAGCTTCTGCGCCTTGCCCATGCCAGTGAAGCCTTGCTCGGCTTCCTTGATCTTGGCGATCAGCGGGCCGAGCTGCTGCGTCAGCCCCAGCTCGGCGGCACGCAGTTCCAGCATCTGCGCATGCGTGCGCTGCAGCGCCGCAGCCTCTCCCTCCACGGCCTTCGTGAAGGCGTTGATTTCCTGCTGCCGCGACAGCGCGGAGGCGGCCTGCGTCTGCATGGCGACGAGGCGCTGCAATTGCGCGATCTGCGCGTCAGCCGCATGGCCGGCGCCGGCCTGAGCAGCAGCCAGGTGCTGCATCTCGGCCGCGGCCCGGCCGGCGGCCACGGCGGTGGCATCCAGTGCCGTGGCCGCCAGTGCCACACGGTCGCCCCCAACAGCCGCGAACTGCTGCTGCAACTGCAGCAGCTTGCGCTGGGTCTGCTCGATCTGCCGGTCCAGGCCCTCGGTGAAGGTATTGGTGCGAGCCACGCGCTCCGCTTCCGCCCGCACCTCGCGCAGTTGCTGCGCCAGCGCCTGAAACGCTGCGTTGTTCGTGTCGAAGCCGCGGAACGGCGCAATCGCCTCAGTGCGCGAGATGTTGTTGATCTGCGCCTGGTACTCAGCGATCTGCCGCTGCAGTTGGCTCATGGCCCGCTTGGTGGCGGCGTCGGCCTGCTTGGCCGCCTGCTCCACGGCCGGGCCGAACTGCGCGAAGCCGCGCGAGGCGGCGGCGCCGGACTCGCGCGCCCTCGTCGCCGTCTCCTGCAGCCGGCGGTCGAAGCGGTCTAGCCCCTGCTCCCCCTGCGTGGTGTTGACGCCAATGCCCAACTCGGCATGGGTGCCCCCCGAGACACCGCCGCTTGCGCCGCCCTGCTCACCTGCCATGGTTATTCCTTCTGCTCGCTCATGGCTTCGAGCGCGGCATGCTCCATCTCGGATATGTCATCCAAGAGCTGCTCGTGCTCATCGTCCGTGAGGTCCATGCGCTGCATGTGCAGCAGCACGGTGGTGTGATCGAGTGCGTATGGGCCGCCCATGCCCGCGCGCCACTGGCTGCCGACCCTGATAAACAGGCGCACGGCAGGCCAGTTTTCCGCCCATATCTCGGGGAATGAGCGTTGCACTTCATGCGACTTGAAGCCCCAGGCGGCCAGTTCCGCCTCATTCATGGGCTTCGCGTGCAGCGCGCGGGCAACGGCCTTCAGTTTCCCGAGCGGCCGTCCTTAAGGGACTTGTTGTAGACCTCGGCAATCGCCTGCACGGCGCCGGGGTACAGGTCACACAGCTTCTGCGCGTTTGCCAGGTTCAGTTCGACTTCCAGGTCCCAGCCCTCCAGCACTGCGGTGACGTACTCCGCGCCGGCCACGTTGAACGCCTCGGCCATGGAAAAGTCCGACATGGGCTTGATCTGCGGAATGTCGATGACCGACACCGTGCCGCCGGATTCCTCGGCTTCCTTTGCCTTTTCCTGTGCCGCCTTCACAGCGGCATCCGCATCCTCGCGGGCCTTGTCGAGGATGGCCTGAGTACGCGCGCGAGAGCGCTCCATGTACTCGTCGTTGTACTTCGCCAGCTCAGTGCGGGTCCGGTACACAAAGGTGACGGTCAGGTCCAGCGGTTCACCGCTGGGCGTTGGCACCTTTACGGTCTTGGTGAATGGGCCGGGACGGGTGGTGAGGGAGAGCTTTGCCATGATGTGTAGTCGTTGCGAAGTCAAAAAAAAAGCCACGGGGGCGACCCGTGGCTTGTGAAAGGCCCGCTGCTCAAGCGGACCTGCTCCCGTGAAAATCAGGAGGCGTAGCGCGTGAACTGGCCCAGCACGCTGATCGTGGCTTGCACCGTGTTCGCCTGGCCCTTGCGCATGATCGGCGTGTTGTTGAACGCCACGTTGCCGTAGAAGTAGGCCGGGCCGCTACCGGCCATCGCCACCTTGAACACGCGCTTGGCGATGGTGCGGTTGGCTGCCGACAGCGCCACCTGGCCCGCCAGCAGCGGGTCATCAGCGATGGTGATTTGCACCTGCATGGCGTTGAAGCCGGCGGGCAGCGAAATGTCGCGGCGGCGGGAGAGCAAGCCAACGGTGGCGTACTTGGGGTCGCCGCCGTTCATGCTGATATCCGTCACCTGCTGAATTTCCGTCCAACCGGTGATGACCTGAATAGATCCCGTGCCAGAGCCCGCCTGGAACCAGTTCGTGTCGGAGGTATCCAGCCCCTCGACGGACAGCGTATTGGTCGCCACGGCAGTGGCGCGGTAGGCCGAGTCGTTGGCTTCTTCCCAGCCAGAGTTGAACAGGAACTCGGCGCCGTTGGACTGGCCGTGCGCGGTGGCCGTCAGCACCGCCGGGTTGGCGTTGGACGCCGCGGAGACGGTGATGGGCGCCCCGAGGCCCGCGGAAATGTAGATCTTGGAGCCGTCAGGCAGCGAAAAGCTCATGTGGATTTCCTTCGGGCCGCTTTGCAGCCCTTTCGTGTTCGCCCGTGCGGGCACAAAAAAGCGCCCGCAGGGGGCGCTGGTCCATGCCCTTGCGGGCGCAAAGAAAAAGCCCGCCGATTGGCGGGCTCGTTTCGGTTGCTAGTTGCGCGGGCTACCTGTCAGCCCAGACGCTGAAGTCCTGCTGCCGGCCGTACAGGTTTAGGTCCGGCTCGTCGCGGTCGAAGTGCGCCCCCAGGGGTGTGGTCTGCAGGCCGGGCACCGCGCGCAGCGCGTCCTCCACGGCATAGATCAGCGCCGTGGCCTCGTCGCCGTCATCGGACCAAACGTTCACCTGCACACGCGCATTGCGCTTAGAGGGGGTGGCCTTGTCGATGAAGTCCACAGCCTCACCGCCTACCTGGCGATAGGTGATGTACGGGCGCGGCGTATCCAGCGGCGCACCGCCTGGGAAAACACGCTCATCTGGCACCAGCGGCACCAGCGCCGCGAATAGCTTCTCGCGGATCACTGCAGCATCTCCATCACGCGCTTGAAGAAGGTCGCCTGTGCAGCCATCAGGGCCTGGTGCTTTTTGGCATCCCAGGCGGGGCGCAGGAAGGGCGACGGCTCAACCCAGCGCGGACCGTTCTCCCATGGCAGCCAGTAGGCGTCCTTCACCGCCTTGGAGGCGTCGCGCGGCGGGGGCGGCCCCTCCACGCCTGGGCGCTTCACGGTGAACCAGCCCTTACTGCCCTTGCGCACCACGTACCACTGGATATGGCCGTTCTCGACCAGCCAGCCGTGCGGTGCATCCCGCCAGTTCCACGAAACCACATAGGTTGCCCGCGGGTAGCGCGGTGACTTGCTGACCGCTGGGAAGCTTTCGCCCTCGGCGAACTGCCGGTAGATGCTTTTCAGCAGGTTGCCAGTGACGCTCTCGGGCAGCGCGGCCACGCGCGCCCTCACCTCGTTGTAGAGCACCAGCGCGCCCTGGTGCGCGGCCGGGCGCGTGGCGCTTTCCATCGCCGACTGGATGTCCTCCAGACGGCGCCGCGCGGAGGCGAAGTCGAAGCTGAAGTTGAACTCCATGGCCATCCCCCTACGCGCGCTTGGCGAATGCCAAGCGCAGTTCGTTTATGGACGGCAGCGGATACACGTCCACGAACCCAGGATCGTCGTTGCTGGTCGCGTTGCCGGCCAGGTCGGTGACGGTGGCGGTCACGTTGTAGCGCCCCACCGGCTTGGATGGCAGTGACAAGCTCCAGGCGCCGCCAGTGATGGCCAGGCCGTTGCTACTGGTGTAGGTCGTACCGGCCACCACCACCTTCAAGGTTTCGTCGGACGCCCCACTCCAGTTACCCGTGACAACGAACGGCGATCCCACGCGGTATGCAGCGTTGGCGATGTATGGCGGGTTCGGTGGATCGGTGTCGATGGTGATGGTTGCGTCCGGTGCATACGCACCGAGCTTCTCGCCGTTTCGCACACGCGCCGTCCATGTGTAGGTGCCATCGTTGCGGTGGCCCTCTTGAAAGGTCCAAGTGGTGCCTGTGACCGTTGCCGCACCCAGCAGCACCCACACATCAACGGTTTCGCCAGCCTCGTTGACTGCCGTGGATTTCTTGCGGACTTCCAGTTCTTCGTAACCGGCCAGTGGCGCACTCAGCGTGCCTTCGATTAGCACCGCGTCCTGCGGGGTGTACCCGCCTGGCGCAACGCCCCCGATCTTGGTCACCGTCGCCGTTGTGGTCGGGTTGGGCAAGCCTGTGACGTTGTTGCACAGCAGGTCAGTGAAGTTGTCGGCATAGTTGCCGGCCGAGTCCTGTATGCGCGCTGTACCGGTGGTCGGCTGGGTGTAGCTGACCTTAACCACGTCGCCGGCCACGGCAGCGGGTGTCATTTCAAGCCTGTAGTACTTGAGCGGTCCACTGACGAAGCGTCCGAAGACGTTTGCAGCCACACCATTGATGGTGACCCGGAAGCACGATTTGTCTGCCCGAAACGGATCAACCTCCGACAGAGGCAGCGCATCTGTGAAAGTCACCCTCACCAGCTCAGCGTCTACTGTGGTGCGCAGCACCGTGGGCTTGGTGGTGTCGAGTGTGAATTCCAGTGGGTCGCTGGCATCGCTTGGCACACCGCTGACGCGCTGGCGCACGTAGAGGGTGTTTTTGCCTTCCACAGCTGCCGGCCTGGTCGTGCTCCACGGTCCAACTGTCAGTGTGGAGTACTCGATGGTCGCCGTGACAGCAGCTCCAATAACACTGACAGCAGCGTTATTGGTGATCTTGTCGTTGTTGAGCTCGCCCGTGTCGCTGGTCAGTACGACCGAGATCCCCGTTGGCGTGGGTGGAGCCGAGTCTTGGATCAGAAGCGGAATGCCTTCAGGCGTGGCGTCAATGCCAGGAGTCTTGTTGCGGTACTCAGGAGTGCCGGGGGTATTCCACAGCTTGGAGAAGAAGTCCTTGACCTCGTTCCATGGGTTGCGACCGAAAGTGCCTATCTCCTCTGTGCGTGCTGCCCAGGTGATGTGAGTGCCGTGGCTTGGGAAGCGCTCAACACCTCCGGAGGCAGGCGGCGGCGGGTAGATGACAGATTTGGTGGTCGCACGGTCGTACAGCGCCTGGATCGTGATGTTGTTGACGCTGGTATCTGTGCCGCCTTCGCTGTCATCGTCGGCCCGCTGGTCCTTGGCTGACTTGTACTCGTAGTCGGCTTCTTGGTTGGAAGGGCTGATCGGCAGCAGGCCGCGAAGGTTGTCGTAGTGCTTGAGCACGCCAGGCCGCGTGGCAGTTCCTACGAGGTCGTCGTCTCCTAGCCAGTTATCAGGGCCACCGATGGCAATGCACCCTATGGACTGCATAGCGGCTGGCAAGCCGATAGTTGGTGCGTCAGGTGTGCCGTTTAGGACGCTGAACGTTGCGTTGTTGGGATAGTTCAGGAAGTGACATAGCAGCGTTGTGGGCGCAGCCGCTTTCCACGCGGCGTACATCTCCTTGAACGCCTGAAGCATCAGCTTTTGCCGTGCTACTGCTGTATCGGTGCCGGTGCCGGCCGGAACTGTCCCCCATGACGTCTCGTTGACGTCAACCATCGACAGCCACCAGCGAGGGTCCGTTGCGGGGTATCCCTTGCTGTCGAGTTGCTGGCCGAGCACTTGGAAAAGCTTGATGAAGCGGGCCTTGATGGCCGGAAGCCATAGGCAGGGATGCTCGTTGCGCGTCGTACCTGTCGGCCAGTTATAGACGCCATCACCAAAACCAGCCTCATATCCAGCCTGCCCAGGGCGCAGGTAATTCGGAGCGCCTCGCCCGCCATTGAAGCCTTTGAATGTGATGAATGGCCTCAAATACTTGCCGTGGGCTTTGCAAGTTTCGAGATCACGAAGGATTTCCTTGATGCCTCCATTGCCGTCAGCACCATAGTAGTTGTCCTTGGTGTTCTCGATGTCTTTCCATGCGTACCGCTTTTGAACGCCAATGAGATTTGGAAACGCATCAAGCTGATCGAGCAGCCTGCCCAGGCCACCGTCCGGGTCTGCCTTGCCTCCGTAGATCAAAACGTAGTGGCCGGGGAACCACTTATAGGAGGTCGTAGGCATTTCAGGGGCGGAAGGGTTCGATTACTTCAATGGCGAATTCGTCGACCACGATCCATTCGGCCGTGCCTACACTCAGCGCGCCGTAAAGCCGGAAAGTGATGTTGGCTGTATTGATGTTGGGGATCGTGTCGGTGGTGCCGGCGGCTACTTGCGTGCCGACCTGGGCCGACTCGCTTGCAATGCCTGACACCGCACCCATGCGGCGGATGAGCGTTGCGGTGTCGAAGCGCCAGCGCGTGGCGAACGCGAACGAGCGCGAGGTGTCGGTGAGATCAAGGCGCGACGTATTCACCGTGCCGAAGGAGGCAAGGAATGGATCGGTGGAAGTACCAGTGGTCCCGCAGCGCAGCCCCAGGCCAACAACATCGGTGGCGTTGTTGTTGCCCTTTCGGCCAGCGACCCAGATGCGCAACTGGCCGCCGACCTCAGCTGATCCGGCAGGCAGGGTGTAGGTGCAGCCGTTGAGAAAATTCATGACGGCATTGCCAGGCGCTGCCGTTTGCCCGGCCGGCGCATTCAGGCCGAACACCTGCCAAAAGCGGCCACGCTCAGTGCCGCGGAAGCTACCAAGGGAGGACGGCATGTCAGTAAGCCTCCCGGAAGGCGAACTTCGCGCCGGCCTGCGAGCATTTAATCTTGAGGACGCCGCCGGTCACCATATTGGGGGCGCAGCAGTACTCCTGGCCCGGACCGACGCAGATGCATGCGTTTTCGACAGGATCGGCTGTGTCGTCAATCCACATATCGACTGTCGAGAAGTTCTGGATGAACCATCCCCTACGTCCAGATCGCGCGGCGGCGAGCTGCTGCACCAAATTGGCCGTGGCGATGGTGGCGGCAGTGGGGCCAGCCCAGGAAACCGTGGCAGGCACCGTGAGCGCCGGACCGTTCTGCAGTTCTGGCAGATACAGCGGCTCTGCATTCAGCGTGAGATTCATGGGCTACACCTAAAAATGAAAAAGCCCGCGCTAGGCGGGCTGAATTCGAGGCGGTGGGAAACGCGGAGGCGTCAGGTGACGGTGATGCCTGTGATGCTGCGACCGTCTGCGGAATGGCTCATCGTCCAGGTCTTGCCGCCGCCGGTGACGGTCCCCAGGCGCTTAAGGCCAGCGACCGTGATCCAGTTGAAGGTGTACGTGATGCCGTTTTCGACCACAGTGGTGATGTACCCATCTGTTCCCCTGTTGATCGTGCATCCAGATGCCAGGCCTGCGAGCCAACGCATGTCGGCCGCGTTAACTGTCAAGGTGAACTTTTTTGTGCCGGCGCCAAAGTTCACGAGCGTCGCGGCGCCGGCACTGCCCGCCTGCGGTGACGTGCGGCGCACCGTGTTGGCAGAAACGTAAGTGCCCTCGCCCGTCTCCCACACGCCCGTTTCCTGACCATCCGCATCCACGAGTGCGATGCGGTAGGCAAAGGTATCGCCTACGGCCAGGCCGGGCACGGACTGCAGAGTGCGCCGGCCAAGATAGGTGGTGGTGGTGGACAGGGTGAAATCGCCCGTGCCCGTGCTGTTGCTCGTCTGAGCGACCGAGTCGTGAAAAATCTTCGCCATGCGTCAGCTCTTTAGGTTGATGACCTTGGCGGCCAGGTCGATGAACTTCTTGTCATCGGTAGGCAGTACGCCCTCGATTTGGTGGTGGCGCCCGTCGATCTCGGCCACCATGTCAGCGTCGATGCCAGTGCGGAAACGCAGCCTGATAGATGCGCGCACGATGGATGCGTCAGCGCCGTTGCTGATCTGCTCCATGCCGTTCGGGTAGCGCACGTTGCACCACAGCCGGTTGTCGGGCGTGCCCACGGGCACCGGCACCAGCACGCGGGACCGCTGGCCGCTGGCGCTCTTGCCCTCGGAGTAGCGCAGGAACTGCACCCGGAAGTTGAAGCTGCCCATGCGTCAGAACACCACGTAGGGCGCCAGCAGGCAGTCCAGGTACGGCAGCGTCTTGTGCTCGCGCTCGCTGGTGGCGCCCGGGGCGTCGTACATCGCCTTGACGTGCTGCAGCACCCACGTCGCAATGTCCGGAGGCACGTCCTCCACGGCGTTGCACAGGCCCGCGGTGTAGCGCACCCGCACCGCGTTCATTTCCCGTCGCGTGGCAGGCCAGGAGCGGCCGAACGCCGGCGCGACGTAGCTGCCCTCGACCTCGCATGCGTTGTCAACGAGGTAGTCCTGAGGGTCCAGTGCCCGCTGCACACCATCCTCGTCCACGTACTTGATCCACTGCACCTGCGCGCGCGCATGATCCAGCGACAGCACGGCGAGAAACTGATCGGTCACCTTCTCATAGGTGGCCTGGAGGATGGGGCGCCGCATCTTCTGCTCGGCCATGCGTGCCGAAGCGCCGATGTAGCCCGTGAGCAGCGCATCCTCCAGGTCATGTTCGACCCTGCAAATCAGCTTGGCCGAAGCCAGGCTGACCACGCCCGCCGGGGCGGGGGTGATCGTCGTGGTGGTCATGCTCGCTACCTCGTGAAGCGCGTCGTGCGCACCCGCAGGCGGGTGCTTGTCGGCTTGGGTCCGACGCTGGTCGCGTTGAAGCCGCTGCCGAGCGGCGCGCGCGTGTACTCAAGATCGGGCGGCGGCGGCGGGGCCACCTGCCCCGATAGCGTTCCTCGCGCGCTGGTCTGAGCCGCGGCGATGGCCTGCAGCGCCACGCGCACGGCGAGTGAGACAGTCGCCGGCTGCACGCGCGTTTCGCCAGTGCCGGCGAGCTGCACCGATTGCGCGCCGGGCGTCAGCTCGGCAGAGCCACTCGTCGCCGTGCTGGCCGAGGCAACGAGCACCACCCGCGGCAGGCCCAGGTCCAATTCGGCCTGTCCGGAGACGGACGTGGCGCCCGTGCCAGCGATCTGCTGGAACGGCGCACCTGGCGTGAAGTCGCCTTGGCCGCGCGCGGGCGTCGTGCCAGTGCCGTACAGGGCCGCCCCGTTGAGCATGGCGCTGCCGGACGAAGCCGAACTGGCACTGCCGGCCAGCGTGGCGCTCACAGTCAGTGATGCAGCCGCTGCGTGCGCGGACACGCTGCTGGTGCCGGCGATGAGCCGGTACGTCACCAGCAACGCCGGTTCGGCTACCCAGGCCGTCGCAGTTTCCGGCGACGTAATCAGCGTCGAGACGACGAGCGATGCCGGCGCCGCGGCCCAGGACGTGACGTAAGGCGTTGCCTCCAGCGGCACCGGCCGTATGAGCGTTGAATAGCCCGAGGTGCGCGTCGTTCCCGAGCCCGCCAGCACCGCACCATCGTCATGGAGCGCCGCTGCCCGCGCGCGCAGCCACAGTGGGTCGATGCCGGCACCGGTCAACTCGGTGTTGACAAACGAGACGCCTACTTCACTGGCGCCGCCCAGCAGCGCCAGTTGTGGCAGCGGTGCGGGGTAGCCGTAGTCCTTGAACACCGAGCCGGTGTTCGTTACCGCCGTGGCGCCAGTGCCGGCCAGCGGAACCCGCAGCGTCAACGCGGCCGGCGCGGCGCTGGTGGCGATGGCGGCAGGCGCGGCCTGCAGAGAAGTGCCGCCCGTTGCCGTGGCGCCGCCCAGCAGTGCAAGCTGAGGCAGCGGCATCGGCATTGCATCGCCATACGTGATGGTCAGCGTGGCCGGGCTGGCACTGCTGGTAGTGCCAGCAGTGCCAGACATGCCGATGGCTGTCGCACCACCCAGCAGCGCAAGTTGAGGCAGCGGCGCTGGCGAGCTTTCCGGTGCGGCGGTGCTGGTGTTCGCCGGCAGGCCCAGCGCGTGGGTGCCGAGCGGGCCAAGGCCGAGGCTCATGGCGTCAGACCGGCCAGCCGGTCAGGTAGTTGTAGCGCGCGACAGCCTCAAACGCGCCGGGGCCGCCCGCAATGGCGTTGATGGCATCGCGGTGCATGCCGTCCACGCCGGAAATCAGCGCCTCCAGGGTGGCGAATTCAGACGCGCGGCCATCCACCTTCATGCAGAGCTCGGCCAGCGTGATGCCTCGGGCGGCGGCCTCGGTCGACAGCATTGGCGCGTCGTCAGGGTCACCGGACACAGCAAACTTCGCCGCCTCGGACAACTTGATCGGCCAGGACGCCATTTCGGCAGCGCTGTAGTCGGCGATCACGGCATCACGCAGCGCCTTGGCGTGGCGCGCGACCTTGGAGCAGGCCCAGGCCTTGGCCTGCTCAAGGCTGTAGGTGTCGATGACGGCTTGCACCGCGGCGTCGTTGCTGGCGATCCAGACGCCATCGCGCTCGATGAGCCAGTGGCCACCCAGGGAAATGGCCGTGTGCAGGCCGTCGCCCTTTTCTATGTAGGTGACGGCCATTACTGGACCCCCAGGTAGATCATCGGCGCCGGGGCCGTGCCCAACGTCGAAGCCGTGGTCGTTCCGCTGGAGCTGGGCAGCGCGAGGCTGCCCAAGTTCTCGGTGCGGTACTCGATGGCAGTGGTGGAGTTGCCGTTGAAGCCAAATGGCGATCCGCCGATGAGGGAAGCGCCGGTGGTTGCGTGGCCGGTTAGTACCAGGCCAGAGCCCTGGTACTCGAGTGCGGCGACGTACATGCCGGGCGGCAGGAACTGCGGCGTGTTCAGCGAACCGACCTTGAAGCCTGTGGTATCCACCGCAAAAGCCGCCGTGTACGCACCGTTGATGCGGTCGCCGACGCCACCGCTGCCTGCCTTCAGGGCGTACAGCGCGAGCTGGGCCTGGCCGCCAGATGCAGCAGCCGTGACTACGTTGATCGCCATGCTGGCGACGACACCACCGCAGCGCAGCAGGAACGGGTGATAAACGGCCTGCAGCGAAACGGCTGTGTGGTTCGCCGTGGTCTGGTTCCGGTGGCCGGTCGTCACGAATCGGCCGACACCGGACGTGTCATCGACCACGGGCATCATGGCCTCGATGGACGCGGCATGGGGCGAGCACACGATGCGCGCGCCGTTCGGCAGCGTCATAGCCGTAAGGTTGCCGTGCGTGACGGTGCCGCCGCTGTACTGCGCCACGACGCGAGTACGCACGAACGTCGAGGCGTCGCTCATGTAGCCGAAGCCGGCCTCCAGCGGCGTCTCCTGCGCCGTCAGGGCGACGTAGGGGAACTGCCGTCCGGCCGCACATTGGTACGGCGTCGGGTAGCCGGTGATCGCGGCAAGCGTCAGGTTGCCGGCGCCGCCCGTGGTCGTAGCCTTGCCCCAGTTCGCATGCACGGCTTAGACCTCGACGTACAGCAGCGAGCCGCCGACCGCGATTGCGGCCGACAGGTTGAGGTTCAGCAGCGCACCCGCGGCGGTTTCAAACCAGCCGGCGGGGTTGAACGGCAGCACGATGCCGCTTTGCGCGGTGCAGTACAGCAACCCTGTGAGGTCGGTGCCGCCCGCACCCGTTTGAAACTTGCCGTTGACCGTGCCGTTGGCGTTGGCCCACAGCGCCAGCACGCGAATCTTTTTGCTGGTGACTGCCGCGACCAGCGTGTTGTTGCCGCTGGTGCTGGCAGCGATGGCGGCGAACTTAGGCGTCAGCGCGGTGTTGCCGTTGTAGACGGTGCCCGTCTCCGGGCTGGCTTTGACCGGGAACGGGTTGGTGGCGCTCACGTCGCCGTCATTGACGCCATCGGCGCCGTGAATGAGCTTTTGCCGGACGTAGTGGACGCCGCCAACGTCATCGCTGCCGAAGGTGGCGCCGCCGCTGCCGGGATTCGCGGAAAAATTATCAGACACAACTATTCTCCTGTGATCAGCACCGCAAGCAGGCGCAGGCAGTCACGCCATCAGGCGTGCTGCCTTGGTACGGACGAGGGAAGGCGGGCTTTTAGAGGCCCAGGCCCATGAGGCTTCGCCGACGTGGCGTGCTGCCGCCGGCTCCAGCAGCCAGCACCTCCAGGGCGGCCAGGCTCCACGTTTGTGAGGCCGGCGCGGTCATACCCAGCGCGTAGGTGCCGATGGCGCCGGCATCGGCGTGGTAGCCGTGATAGAGCGTGTACTCGTTGCCAAGCGTGTCGTTGTTCTGAGCGACAGCGGCCACGCGCTCGGTGAATGCGCCAGCGTTGGCACGATAGGTCTGCGATGTCAGCGCCGTGGCGGCCCGGTCAGCATCGAACATCACCACCGCGCTGTTTGCGCCAGTCGTGGTCATGTTCACGCTCGGGGCCGTGGCCGTTCCGCTGCCAGTGACCACCGCTCCGACGCCGCCATGGTTGCGGAATTGGTAGGCCGTGGCCCCGAAGACGATGCCATCATCCCCCTCCCCGGCGGCGCCGCGTGCCACTGAGATCGTCACCGAGGCTGCCGTGGCGGCGGTGGCCGTCCAGACGTAGACCTCGGTGTGCGAACCATCGACCGCAAGGTCCGCGCGCTGCGTCCACGTGTTGGTGGCGCTGTCAGAGATGACCAGGCCGTCGATGTGGCTCTTGAGGTTGCCGACGACTACAAGCAGGTCACCCACCTGGGTGGTGACCGCCATGGTCAACGCGCTGCCGAAAGCCTGAGCCCAGGTGCTCGTGTCAACCGATGTGACGAAGGTAGGGGCTGCCATGGATCAGACCTTTTCGTAAGCGCCGCGGTCCCACACGCCATCGGCGCCGCGCGTGTTGCCGAGCATGTCGACGTTGTAGGGAGAGGCCAGCGACGTGCCGGCTGTGGTTGCGACCTTCAGCGTGAAATCGTTGGCCGCGTAGTCGTTGAACAGCGCGGTGGGTGAGATACCCGACTGGACGTTGGAGCCGATGCTGGTGGAGCCAGTAAAACCGTTGTGGCTGATCGTCTGGCCCTGAATGTCGATGGTTGTGCAGTTAATCCAGAGGTTGTTCTGGATAACGTTGTTGGTGCCAGTGCCCCAGCGGCAACCACTGTTGAAGCCGATGCCGCGCACGAACGTGTTGTTGTAGACGCGGTTGTTGCTCGACGACTGTCCGTCGTAGCCAAGCGCGCCGTCGCCGACTTTGAAATCAACGCACTCGTTGCCGTAAAACAGCAGGCCGTTGGCTGCCGTGATGGCCACGAGACACGTACCGCCACCGTGACGGTAGGCACCGTTGTTGTCGGTGTAGCCGCCCGTGTCCGTGTAGCAGTTGCGCCACTTGTTGTAGCGCACCGTGCAGTTGTTGCCGCTGTAGTAGAGGTTGACGATCTCGCCGTGGTTCGGGCCGTTGGACTTGACGTTGTCGCTCGCGGAGTATTCAACGATGGCCCCGCTGGTCGTGCGCAGGAACCATATGTTGTTGGAGTTCGACACGAACATGTGGCTGAACACCAACCCGGTGCTGGTGCTGCCGCCGTCGCCATCATCCACGTCGATGGCATAGATGCGCTGGGTGGTCTTTGGCATGAAGGCTGACCATCCCGGGCAGTACACGTACTTGATAGTGACGTTGTCCGGCGCGTTGCCGTAGTTCTTGATGACGATTTGCGACTGATCCGTGTCGCTGCCGATGGAAAAGCCGTAGGCAGCGGCATCGAACCAGTTGTTCTCGTTGCGGAACTGGCCGTCGATGACCCAATTGCTCGTCGTGATGTTGAGCGTGCCTGCGAAAGCAGCCTGGCCATCGCCCATCGAATCGCTCCAGCCTCCGCTGATGTCCTCGCCGTGGTCGAAGATGGTGGCCTTCTTGATCGTGATCGGCGTGGTGCCACTTACTGCTGTGCTGAGAGTGCGACTCGTGTAGTTGCCATCCATCACGTAGTACGTGCGGCCCCGCTGGAGCGTGACGGTGCTCCACGCGGCACGGTTCGCCCAGCTCGATCCGTCGCCACTTCCAAGCGACGAAGGCCCCACGTAGCGGTAGTTGATGTCACCAGCGTTGCCGCCAGAGCTGGGCACCGTCAGCGTTCCGCTCACCAGCGAGCGCAGCGTGCCAGTGCCGGCCAGAACCGCTCCCGACGACAGCGTGGCAAGCGTTCCGGCGGCAAACGCTCGAGTGAATGCAGAGCTCTGCAGCACTGCGCCACCGGCCAGCGTGGTGCCAGGCCGCGTGTAGGTCGGAACGCGACCGTTGGGTGCCACCCTCACGCTGGAGGACACACCGGAGAGCAGCCGGTTCACGGTCGCCATGCCTGCCTCAGATACCCGAGCCGGACAGGGTGAGCTGCAGCGACGCGCCAGCGCCCAGCGCCAGCACATTCCAATCCCAGTTCTCCCACTGGCTCGCCACCACCACCGAATCGAACAAGTTGCCGGCCTTGGCGCCTGATGCGACCGGCAAGACGAACTGCGCCAACGTTTCCTTGGCGCCGCTGATGTTCCACGCGCGCAGCTCGACGGTCGCCGTCGCCGTGCCGCCGGAAACGGCAACCTGGGCCGTGCCGCCGAACTCGGGCCACTTTGTCAGCGAGTTGGGTGCTTTCACACCCGTGGTCGTGACAGTTTGGTTGTCGAAGTAGTGCTGCGCCATGGCTGGTCAGTTGCCCACGGTCAGAGAAAGCGCATTGCTGGCGAAGCTCGGGGCGCTCTGGCCGTTGAGCACGGACTGCAGCGCGGTCAGCGGACCCCACTCCCATGCGTTCCCCGCCGAGGACGCATCGAACCAAGCCCAGCCCCAAATCTTCACCGTGCCGGTGGTCCAGTCGGCCGAGGGCGTGGGGAAGGTGATCGCGTTGTTGTTGGAGCTAGTGCCGGTCGTGCCGGTGGAGGCCGTGGTGGTGCCGGCGCCCTGCGTGCCGCTGAAGTTCGCCAGCGAGGCCGTGACCGCAACGCGCGCGTAGCCACCACCCGAGGGCTCGACCATGGCCGTGCCGTTGTCCAGCGCCGAATTTTGCTCAGTGAAAACCGCGGTGCCATCGGTCACGGACTCGCCGGCCGTGCCGGGATACAGCGTGCTCTGCGACGCTGCAGAGGTGCCGGCCGTGGTGCATTTGTAGAGGTGGTAACGGCTGTCGTTGGCTTGCACCGCGATGGTGTC